AAATAGATCGGAATTTTTTGCTGAAAATAATAAAAAATTATTTACTTTAACAAATTACAAAGAGGATGAATTTATGAATTTTGGTTCACGTTCAAATAAATCAAAATTAAAAATAGACGAATCGCCATTACATAACATTTCAATAGATGAGCTTGATGTTTTAATAGATACTATAGATGAACCTATAAAACAAAATGACAGCAACGAATTGGTATATGAAAATACAAAATCCGATAGTTCTACTTCATTAAGTAGTAGCGATTCAACTAGTGAAACAAGTTATAGTTCTGACGAAAACGATAACAACGATGACGAAGAAGACCAAAACACATGTACAGATCAAAGTGATTCCGAAGAATGGGAAACCGATGATTCAGAAGAGGAAGATCATCAGTTTGCATTTATTTATAATTTTCCTGTTCAACTTATTTGCTTAGAGAAATGCGATGGTACTATGGATGAGTTATTTGTAAGAGATGAAATAAATCAAGATATTGGAGCAGCTGCATTAATGCAAATAATAATGACATTAATTGCCTACCAAAAATCGTTTCATTTTACTCACAACGATCTTCATACAAATAACATCATGTATGTAAATACAAATGTCAGATATTTATACTACCGTTTCAATAAAAAAACATATCGTGTTCCCACCTATGGAAAAATATACAAAATAATTGATTTTGGTCGCAGTATTTATAAATTTAATGGACAATTATTATTCAGCGATAGTTTTTCTCCTGGTAATGATGCAGCTACTCAATATAACACAGAACCTTACATGAATGAAAAGAAAGCCCGCATAGACCCAAATTATAGTTTTGATTTATGTAGATTAGGATGTTCTATTTATGATTTTATTATTGATTCTGACGAACACCCGAATCGATTTGATGAACTACAAAAAACGATTTATAGATGGTGTACTGATGATAATGGGAAAAATATATTATATAGGAAAAATGGTGAGGAACGATATCCTAATTTTAAGTTGTATAAGATGATTGCGAGGACCGTACATAAACATACTCCCGAAGAACAATTAGATTTCCCTATTTTTAAACAGTTTGAGTTTATGAAAAAGAATATTGTTCTAGAAGATATTATGGATATTGATAGTTATCCAGTATATATTTAAAAAAAAATGATTAGATACTATATATGGAAAATATAGTACCTGAAGAAGTTGAATTAAAAGAATTAGACTGTCGTGGACCATGGTACTGTTATATTCTTCGTAATCGTAACCATCGATATGCACATCTATCCTATAATGGTTCCACAAATAATCCAAAACGTAGATTAAGGCAGCATAATGAAGAAATTGTTGGCGGTGCCCGATATACACATGGGCGTGGTGGCGGTTGGGAAATTTATGCACTTTTAACTGGATTCCCCGATCATAAAAATGCTCTCTCCTGTGAGTGGCGAATAAAACACACAAATGGTCGTCCTGGTAAACGTCCAGATAATCACTGTGGCGTTACTGGAAGAATAGTTGGTTTAAATGAAGTATTAAAATTAGAACGTTGGACAAAACAGTGTACCGTTGAAAATAAAAATATAAATCTCACTTTATATTTGGCCGAAGATGTGATGAAATATATAAAACCATCAGAACTTCCTGAAAATATTACTGTGTTGAGTGGTATCCCAAATTTATGAAGGTGAAACAGAAGGTAAACCCTGTGCTCTTCTTTCAAATCTTCTTCTTGCTGATCTGTAACCTTTACCCATTTCTGATCGTTCATCATCGACTGGTCGCAAACCAACCTCTTCTGGTAATTCAGCTAATACAGAAGCCATTTTTCTTTTTGCTGATTCTGTAGGGTCATTCAACTTCCAGACTATAGTTGACCCTGGTTCATACCAATCTCTAGCATCATGATTTGGATTTAGATTCTTCTCCTTTCTCCAGTTCTTTCGCTTTCCTGTCGCGTTTGTCCAATAATCAGCAATTTTTATCTTAATATCCGCAAGTTCCCTAGCATTAGTATCACCTATATGTTCATTCGCATAAGTAATCGCCTCTTTTGCTCCCTTAATCGCAGGTGGTAAACTACTTGATAATTGACCTGGAGTTATAAATGTTGATGTACTTTTATTTAACTCGTCAAGTTTTTTTTTTGCGGTTCTAATAGCTGCTGCACTTACTGGACCCACTCCACCCCACGATTTACGTGTCATGTTTTTTGATTTTTTTGTGTTCTTTTTTGATTTACCTAAATTCGCCATCTCTTATATATTATGTGTATATATTTTATGATCTGTAAATATATTTGCAAATGGTTGTCTTAAATCCATTAAAATTAGATGACGCAGCAACAGTATAAGAACCAAAATTCTCTACATAAACGATTTCACTTATAGCTAATTCTGGCAGCATAATCTCGTCAGCAATTAGATCTATTGAGTCACAAGTTGGCCCAAAGAGTCGACTCTTATATAATTTACCGTCACGTTCATTAAAAGGCAAAACTGTGGGTATATTATGGTCAAAATAAATACAATTAAAACTACCATAAATACCGTCATTTAAATAATATACAATCATCTTTTCGCCATTATCATCTGTAATAATTTTTTTTCCAATCACATTCAATACAAGTGTATGTGTTTTTTCGGCAAAATAACGCCCAGGTTCGGATATAAATTTAATAGAACCCTTTTCTAATTCATTTGAAAAAAAATCGTTTATACCATCGTTTACGCGTTTCGCTATATCTTCAAACCGTATATTACGGTCTATTCCTGGAAACCCTCCACCAATATCTATAATCGATACATCTATTCCTATTGTTTTCGCTATATCCGTTGCCTTCCTACAATCATGAATTGCACTATAATAATTATCGCTAGAACTACACCCACTTCCAACATGAAAACTAAAACCAACCACATCTAATTTAAGTGTTTTTGCTATTGTTAAAAGCTCTAAAACTTGGTCTAATTTACAACCAAATTTTTTATTAAATTTACATAAACTTTTACTATCATCTACTGCGATTCTAAGAATTAAATTTGCATAAGGATGATAGAGTTTTATTTTATATAACTCTTCCTCGCAATCAAAAGTCATTAAATCTACATCATTTGCTCTAGCATAACGTATTTGTGAAGTCATCTTACAAGGATTCGCGAAAATTATACGTGTTGGGTCTTTTGTTATTTCTATAATCGCCTTCATCTCAGCTTCGGATGCACAGTCAAAATTTGCACCTAAGGATGCTAGGGCATCTAATAATACCGGATTGGGGTTACATTTAACCGCATAATATGGATGGACATCCGGAAGTAGCCTTAACCATGTAGAATATGAATTTACGAGTTCACCTAGGTCAATAATATAAAACGCACGTTCGCTTTGGTTATCCTCTAAAAAATCATTTATAATATCGTAGGTATCACGATCGGAACCATATAACTTTACATCATATTTTTTTAAAAGGGCATTATCTAAGGCTTTCATTTCATTATACTTTGGTTCCTGTGGAATCGTTTTATTAGTTTCTATTAGTTTATTTCCACTAACATCTGAAAATGTTGACATTTATACTATATATTTTATTCTGTTTATATGAATAAACAGAATAAACAATTTGTAAATGATTTATTTTTTTTGTATCAATAGTAAATTATTATCCCAAAAATTAACACGCGAAGGAAGTTTTAATAAAACAAATGCCAAACCTTCATATTTCATGTTCCATTCTTTAATTTTTTCTTCGAATAATCCCAATTCGTTATTCATAATATCTTCAATAATATAGATACCCCCTTTGTTTAATTTATGTATGCTGTTTTCGAAAAAACACACATTCGCGGCATATTCGTGCAATCCATCCTCAATAAGAATATCAAAACCTTCTTGTAATTCTGGTTCAGACCACATGTTTTGAATAATCTCTGGATTCGTCTGATCACAAAAGTAGGTTTTAATAGATTCAGTTTGAAATAAAATACGATAATCTATATCCGCACCATATATTTTAGAATTCGGAAAAAACTCTGACCATCCATATAACGATGCACCAGGGTTTCCATCCGCACCCATATTGGATTCTACATCTTCGTTATTCGTACCTAAGCCTAATTCGAATATTCTTAGAGGTTTATTTTGTAGATCTTTAAATAAATTATAATAAATGATACTGTAATTATGACAAGAATTTGTAATATCTTTATTGCCCTTATCACTTCTATATTTACCCATTATCTCACATAACGGAGTACATATATCCATGTTAATATCTGTGTTCAATATATTATTTAACATTTATAAATAAATATCACATAGTTAGTTTTATATTCTAGAAACTATAATTAATAATTTATAGATATATTATATCTTAATGATTGAACGTTTTGATTTTGTATTTTCCTATTGGATATTTGCATGGTTTATTCTCTATGAATTAAAAATCACACGTTTTAATCCAAAAGTTGCGTTAATTATTGCTTTAATAACAACAATAATAGAACTTTTTTTAATGATATATTTTGGAAATTCATTTTTCAATATTTTCCTATTTAGTTTCATAAATTTTCTAATGAAAGTTCTTCCATTATCGATATTACGAAAAACCGATAATAAAATAATAGATATTTACGCATTTATAGGTTTATTTGTAATTTATTTATTTTGGTTATTCATCAATCATGTAAATATTAAGAAAGAAATACCTATTATTGCAGATAGAATAAAACATAATAAACCAGTAGGTCCATTTATGTTTTATGCGAATCAATTCTTTTCAAAATAATTACCGTTAGGTCCGCATAAATTTTCTTGATGTCTAATTTGTGAGGCTTGACCATATACTATTTTTCCTGTAATAATGTCCTTTTCACCGAATTTACTGCACCTTCCAGTTTTACTCATATAATACATGCATTCCATACAAGTAGGTAATTTAATATTTTTTATAAATTGTATCTTTTTAACAATTGTAATTGCCTTTTCCATAAATAAAAATATATATAGATATAGTTTTATTTCAGTTTGGTATATTTATTTAAAAGGAAGGGTCAGAGGGGAATCTTGGTTCCCTTCTATACCATTTTGCGTTGAAAACGCCCAAATGGTAACGTTACCTTCACTCATTAACGCCAACAAAGTGGGCGTTTTGAATGAGAAAAGGTGTAAAAAATTGAAATAAGTTATTCTTAAAAAAGGAGCCAAAAAACAGAAAACCATAACACTAAAATGTCATCAGAAATGAATATTTACGCAGTTGGTCCAAATAGTTTTGAAAGTTATGATCATAATGGTATGAGTTACTTGGAAGATCATGGAGATTTTGTGTTTCGCAAAAGTACTTCAAAAAACATGGATAAATTGTGTGCCTATTTTCATAAAAACGATAGATATCCTGAATTTTACCTAGGGATTGCTAAAAAAATTGCAATTTGTAAGTGCCCTATTGACGGGAAAGAGGAGTGGTTCAACGGTGACCGAAATTTAAAGATTAACAATCCTGAAAAAGGTTCTACAGTTACCGTTTATCTTCAAATAATGAATAATATGTATAA